GGAAATACAATTAGCGTATGTGCTTGGGTCTATCCTCGAAGACAAAATACAATTTGTGGATTGTTTACAAATGCTGCGGCAAATACACAAACAAATGGATTCAAATTCCAGTGGAATTTCTGGCAACGGAATCCAGACAGTTTAAACATAGGATTGGAGGCAGGAAACGGTTCTACTGGAGGAAACAGTTATACTCCTGACAATGTAGTTACACTTAATGCGTGGCAACATTTAGGATATGTATATGATCAAGTCAACCGACGAATTGTCTTTTTCTTGAATGGTGTTCCTACAACTGTTCTGCAAACATCTGTTGTGGCCAATGTCAATACAAATGCATTGGTGAATGTTGGAGGCTACTCAGGCGGTTTCTTCACCATGAATGCCAAACTTGGATATATCCATATATTTAATACTTTGTTGAATGCTACAGAAATTTACGACGATTTTAACGCATCCAAAACCCGTTTTGGGTTTTAAACATCCTTATTATATTTATATATGGCTTGAAACATATATAAATAATATATATTTGTTTAGTTCGTGAACAACATACCGCCACGTCCACCAAACACCTTGAACACGTTCCATAATGTAACATAAATATGAATTGTATAGTTTGGCGGAGGTGTATTACACCGTCCTCTGTTGAGAGTTACAAATAACTCCTTGCGTGCGATTTTGTCCCAATTGGCTTGTCCTGATGGACCGTATTTGCCAAATTCGGCCTTTTGGCCAAAATTATACGCATATACATATCGGTCATGAACTGCTGACTTTACATAATACTTAGCAGGAATAAACGACCGAAAGAATGAACCGCCCTCATGGACAAACCGGTCATAAGCATTATACAATAAGGTAGCACCTTGGAGTGGTTCAGAATACGACTGTTGGAATGCAGGCTGTATTTGCCAATTGTTTGCCTGGGTTGGCACAAGATAGGCATCAGGCCACCAGGGAATACTACAGGGATTTACTGGAGTATTTGGAGGTAATGTTGGAGATAAGTCACGAGTAAACAGAAACCACGCGTTGTACGTTGCGGCTTCTGGACGCTGGACAACCCACATAAGTTCCTTTGTCGGATTGCTATAGGGCACGGCCAGGCGAAATTCTGTTTGGCCCTGTGTGGCTTGTGGTGCGACGGCCTGATGCTGTTCCACGTGATACGTGAGTTCTGCTGTACGTAATGACATAGCTTCGTATTCTTCAAGGGATATGTATTCTATTAAGGCATAGGCATCTACAGGAGTGAACCGTTGAGGGAATGATATATTCGGAATGAGTTCTCCACTAATTCCCTGGATTGGGGTAGTTATATTCATAGAATATACTTTTGTAGGGGCATTGGGATTGGCTTGCCAGAATTGGCCATTTTGTAAAGGCCACATACCACCAGGTGTATTTATGGCAGAATTATATCCTGGTGTACGCGCGTCTATACGAGCGTCTGTATAAAAGAGTTGACTAATTGGTCTGAATGTTACGTGTATACGTACCATGTCCTGTTTTAGGGCTTCAATCGGCAATGCATACTGATAGACATTTGGACGACTAAACCAAAACGGAATGGGAATATAGACTTGTAGCGGCTGTTTGGTAAGCCAGGTTTTGGCAGAGAAGCCATGGGCCGCACGTTTTATCATAGCATTTTTTGATTGTGCAGATTCTATTGTTTCGTACAACTCATCAAGCAGTTCAAGCTGTAGGCTATCAAATGTTTCCACTATGGCACCTCCAATTTCAAGTTGAATTTGTTGTACAAGTGCGTGTCCTAGACTATTTGTCCAGCCGTAGACTGGACCTAGAAAGTTGCCTGGATTGTCTAAGCTTGTACCGCCAGCGGCTTTTATGGCATTGAGTTGTGTCGTATAAATATCAGGCATTGTGACAGCAAGCGTAAATCCTGATACCAACTCTCCAATACGTGGAAGCGTCATACTTACACGTTGACCAAACTCGGGTGAGCCGTCAAACTCTACACGGCACCATTGTGCTGACCAACGTGTAGTCTTTTTAAGGACTTTCACAAACTGATTAATATCTGGTTGCCCTCGTGTTGTTTGTAGACGGGCATCTGCTAAACCGCTACTTATCAGGGTTAGACTGTTTGCGGGTGTTGCGGCCATATGGTCCTCTTGCTGTTTCTGATTAAATTTGATTGCCGAATCAAACACAACACTATACGTTATCGTATACTGTTTTGTCAAGAAGACTATGGTATTTAATATTTACGAGTATGATTACGACGGTGTTTGCGTGTATTGCGACGGTGTTTGCGAGTTTTGACATTTCCGTAATATGCTGCAGATCCAGGCACAATGTTGCGACCTACTGGGCTTGGTGTACTAATAGAACCATGTGCAGAAGGTGCGTTGAATGCAGACGATGCGGCCGTTGCTGCTGATAATGCACTCCATTTTGCTCGCATATTTGCCGATGCTGCCATTGAGGCATTCATTCTACTCCTATTTGCTTTTGCCTTTGCTGAAGCATATGCTTTTCCTGCATTAGATGATTCATATGGAAAGTATGCAGCTTGTATATTCATTATATGCTGCCAATATAATACAATAATATAATCACATACAATAGTTTTCCGCTTTTCATCTGTAATGACTGATTTGACAAGTTTGATTGACTCCTTATATGCCTTACGAATCATAGCACGGATATCATCATACTCTTTTCTTGTCATACCAGCATTACGAATCGTATTTTTTAGTATTGTTGCACGCTCATTTGCCAATTTATTAAATAATTCAATACTACTGTCAGTGCTTATTTGTTCAGGGAAACCTTTATTATGTAATTGAGCATAACATGCCTTTATGGGTTCCGCAATAGAGTCCGCAATTATTTTTCCTCCACGTATAGCCGGATGAGGTACTATAAGCCCACTCGGTTCTCCATCTTCGTCTCTATCCACCTTTATTGGACATACGGGTCCTTTTGCAAACCAGGACATATTTAGAATGGAGTATGTTTTTTATTTGACTTCCTTTTATGGAGAATATAACGCAGTTAATGTTCGGGCACTTGGATCGGTTGTATTTGCCGACCACTTCGGCATCCACATATGCGGAATCACTGTTGCACGGTTGTTTCCATAAATACTATTAAAAATTTGTCGGTAATAATAGGCCTCCTGCGTCTTTGGCGGATTATGCCAGTCCGCTGTTATGGATTGTATCTCATTCAATGACGGAACAACTGTTGTAGCGTGTTCTAGGCATCTTACATACCAGCTATCTGTTGTCGCTGAAACTCCGTCGCTGAAAGCTTCCTTCTTACGCCATAGCACATCGTAGGGTAAGTAGTTTTCAAGTTCCATAGCCTTACGTAGAATGTATTTCTCCTTTTGCTGACCACTTGGGCGGCGGTACTTAGTTGCGATGGATAGCCAGGTTGCGACCACTTGCTTATCCAGAAAAGGTGTGCGAGCCTCCAGCCCATGAGCCGCCATAGAACGGTCGGATCTGAGAACATCATAGAGGTTGATTTCCGTAAGAAGCCTTTCGCACTCCGACTCAAATTCTTCGTCCGTTGGTGCATTGAAAAAATACAGGTAGCCACCGCCAATTTCGTCGCTACCGTCTCCATTAAATACAACCTTAATGTCCGTGTTTTCCTTGATATACTTACCAATCAGCCAATTGCCAACTGAGGCTCGCACAGTTGTAATATCATAGGATTCAATGGCTTCAATCACATGGGGGATTGCGTCAATAAAATCCTGGGTTGTCAAACAAATACGATGATGGATGCTGTTGATGTGTGCTGCGACTTGGTCCGCATAGTCAAGGTCTGTTGAACCAGGCATACCAATGCTAAACGTATGTAGGCGTTTGTTGTGCCGTTGAAGGAAACGGGCCGCTACTGCACATACCAGGCTGCTATCAAGTCCACCACTTAGCAAGGCACCAATAGGACGGTCGCTTAATAGACGCTTTTCTACTGCTGCTGTTAGGGCGACTTCTAAAGCAAGTTTAGACATCTCTTCACCTTCTGGATAGGCAAATACTGCAGGCTTGTCATGGGGAATATTATGATATTTGTGAGATTCTAGGAGGGTGTTTGTTACTGTACAATATATCTCCCATGTGCCTGGTGGAAACGCAGTGACTGTTTCGCAGTTTACTGGTAGGGCTTTGATTTCTGAGGCAAAAATATGCGTTTTCTTTGATTGATTAGTAAGAATACCATGATACAGTGGGCGTACGCCATAAGGGTCACGGGCAACATACATGCGTTGCGTTGTGGTATTTACATAAACAAAGGCAAATACACCATCAAGTGTGCGGCATACTTCCGTAAGTGGTAGTTTTTCGATAAGATGAGAAATGACGGCACAATCACTTGTACCTTCTTCTAGCTGAATGTTGTGGCGTTGAGCCAGTTCCTTGTAATTGTAAATCTCACCGTTACAGATTGTATAGGATG